TGGAATGGGTGGCCGGATGACCGTGGAATCCGCAAGCTTTGGCCGAACGGCCGTGCTCTTGCGCCTGCAAATGGATGGTTTGAATGGGTAAAGGATTCGTCGGACCCAAAAAAGAAGCAGCCGTATTTCATCCGCCTCAAAAGCCAGAGACCTATGTTCTTCGCAGCTCTTGCCCAGGTTCATCCAGGTCTTGAGCCCCACGAGGCCGATGGATTCGTGATCATAACCGCCGCCAGTGATCAGGGGATGGTCGACATCCATGACCGGCGACCTTTAGTGCTCAGTCCGGAACTGGCCCGCGAATGGACCGACTCTGCAACTGACCCAGCGCGTGCAGCCGAAATTGCTCAGGAGTGCTGCACGCCAGTTGACGAGTTCGAGTGGTACAAGGTCGGCAAGGCAGTGGGCAATGTGCGGAATCAAGGGCAGGATCTTATCCGGCCCGACACCGACGCAGCCTAAATGAAACGGAGTATATGCAGCTAGCTCTCCGGAAGCAGGTGTAGCCATGCTGGCAAACGGTGGGCCCCGTAAGCTACGCTAAGCTCTCAAATTTTTTAAAGCAGGAAGCTGATATGTCTTTTGACGCATTTATGCAGGTGGACGGTGTAGAGGGCGAGTCGTTGGACAACGCCCATAAAGGCTGGGTAGAGCTGTTGTCCTATCATTACGATGCGGTTCAGTCGATCAGTACAACTGCCTCTTCTAACGGCGGCGCGACTGCAGGGGGCGTGACCCTGGGCGACTTTAGAGTGAGTAAATATATAGACAGAGCAACACCGAAACTATTTGAACTTTGCTGCCGAGGCTCACACATCAACAAAGTAACTATTCGCGTACACCGTGCAGGCACCGAAAAATTTAAATATTTAGATATCGTTCTTGAAGAAGTTTTGATATCAACCGTTAGCGGCAATGGCGCGGAGCATGCTGGCTTTCCTGTAGAAATGATTACACTCAATTATGGCCGCATAAAATTCGAATATTCTCAGCAAAGGCGTGCCGACTGAGGGAATGCTGGTATCGTTTCAGGGGGATGGGATAGGACCGCAAACAAACCATTTGCGTAATCAAAAGCATTATTGACTCAATGGCATTGCCTAACAAATAAAGGTCCGCCCAAAAAAATGGGCGGACTTTAGAATCACCTAAACAACAGCAAAGTAGTACCAAGTAGAATAACTGTAACTATTGCTTCCTTTCGAGAAAGCAAAAAGAAAATAGCCAACTGCACAACGACAGCTATAGTTGCGACTACGCCCCGAAAAACCGCTCTGTCATTAGACTCATCTTGGATGGGGAAGGATAAATTATCAGGTGATGGCGCGAGATCGGGTGATGGCGCAAGCATACTAGGGTCCATCCAATCATATTCAGAACCCTGAAAAAGCACATACATTAGCAAACAGAAAAAATAAATACCGTATAAAAACACTCGTAGCAATACGCTTTTAGCTTTCATATTTATCACATCATAAGCTGATTGAGATGACGCCAGGAATTGACGATGAAATTGCCATAACTCATATCTTTTTTTATCTCATCCAAGGACCAACTCGTTCCTCGATTATACCTAGCACCGATGATTCGTGCCTCCTCTATCCCAATGGTAGAAAAGTGATCATAATCAGCGAGCATACGTATGTGCTTTGCTGCAATATCAATGTTATAAACATCAATCTCAATACAGTTAGCCAAGCTCCGGAACTGACTGGAATCCATCTCATCGGGATTCATCCCTAACGTAATGGCTGCCGTTCGAAGCTTGATGCTGACCCAACCAAAACTGGTCTTGGCTGGGGGATTAGTCAGTACGCTTGACACATTGCCCAAGCGGTCAAAAGTTCTGACTTCGAAGCCAATCCTATCCACAATATTTGGATCTCCACCAACTTCGATCCAACATACTCCTGCCAGTAACTCAATAGGAAGCGAATACTTGGCTGCCGCCGCCTTTATATATAATTTGTTATGAACCAGCCAGGCATCTTTAAATCTTCGCAAGTAGCCGGGACCACCGCCCCACCGGTCCGGCCATCCCTTCCAAATGATTACATCAAGCAGGGTCCAAGTGGGACTGTTGTTTGATTCGGGCGTGCAAAATTCGTCCATATGTTCATCCATGACCAGCCTGCAAAACCATACTCTAGCATTAACCTTTGCCGTGAGTGCAGTCACTAGTGGCCAGCCTCGGACAAAAATCAGAATAACCCCCCCAGCGCAGCAGGCTCCCAATTCATGATAATCAGCTCACCACTGCCATCAGCCTTTCCCTGTCTCTGGTTGGCCGTGCTGTAGCGAATGTCGACCGTTTCAAAATGGAAGCCTTCAAACCCCCGCCGTATGTCAGGGTGATCGTTGATGCTCACCATCACCTTCCCTTTGCACCGCCGCATGAACTCCGCCATGCGCTCGTAGTTCTCAAACGGAAAATCCACACCGTACCCAGCCGTCTGCCAGTACGGCGGATCCATGTAGTGGAATGTGTGGGGCCGGTCATAGCGCTCGGCACATTCGAACCACGGCAGATTCTCCACATACGTACCGGACAAACGCTGCCAGGCCGCAGACAGGTTTTCCTCGATACGCAGCAGATTGATGGCAGGTCCCGTTGTGGCAGTACCAAATGTCTGGCCACTCACCTTACCGGCGAAGGCATGGTGCTGCAGGTAGAAGAACCGGGCGGCGCGCTGGATGTCGGTGAGGGTTTCGGGACGGGTCATCTTCTGCCACTCAAATACCTGGCGCGAGCTGAGTGCCCATTTGAACTGGCGGACGAATTCTTCAAGGTGGTTTTGGACTACGCGATACAGCGTCACCAGATCACCGTTGATGTCATTCAAGACCTCGACGGGGGCAGCCTGGGGACGCATGAAGTAGAGGGCCGCACCGCCCGCGAAGACTTCGACGTAGCATTCGTGGGGTGGGAAAAGCGGGATAAGACGGTCGGCCAGGCGGCGTTTGCCGCCCATCCAAGGGATGATGGGTGTGGACATAGGAAGCAAGACCTTTACTGTATATATAAACAGGTTCTAGGCTCGCTCCGCTTTGCGCACGAAGCGAGAGCCTTGGCTGGACTTGCAGGGGTAATCTGCGGGATCAGTGACCAGTCGTGATGTTGACGCATCTTGGCTGGTCGCTCTTTTTCTTTCGCTCAAGCGAAGAATATTGAAAGTCAAATCATTGCTGAGTATTGAAATCTCATGCATGATCAAAGCATTCAATGGTTTGACGACGGCAAGTCTTTTTAGTCTTGCCGCCTACTAACCGGTTGGGTTGCCGTCCACAGTAGCCGGTCTCACTGAAAACGGCAGGTCTGGACCAGTCACTTCAATCAACCGCCCCAAGGGACGACGGAGTGACATTTTTGGGAGGGATACGATGCGTATTTCTGATCAAAAAGGTTCGGCAGCTTTAGCCGGGCGCCTAGCGGCGTTCGGTGGCGTGGTCGGCGTGCTTTGCACGCACGGCTTGGCCCCTGTAGCCGCTGTCCTACTGGGCCTATTGGCCGCCTTTGTGTTAGCGAAGGTCTAAAGCTAGAGTGGTCATGCGCGCGGGCATGATCACTCGCTCTACTTCACCACGCATATCCGCTATTTCCTCGCAATATTACTTCGCATTTCTCTCACGGTAGCACCCGAAGCGCTCGTTCATAGATTGCCTCACGGTCCCTCAGTCCATTGGTGCCGCCATTGATGCGCTTGGTGATCGTCAGGAAGTCGCCTTTATCCGCCAAGGTATTGAGTCCAGCACGGTGCCAGAACCAACCAGCCGACATGGCTGCATGCTCTGGGAGCTCCAAGAGTTCGGGGCGCTTGAGCAGATCCAGCCCCAATGCCTCTGCACACGCAGCGTAGTTGTCTCGCCCGGTGACCTGAATCAACCCCCTGCCCCGATACAACTGACCGTCGTCATCGTCCTCTGGGGTGTTACCCAGGCGCTCAGCCAGCCGCCCGGTATCGTATTTATCAAGGTATTGATCGCTGCCCAACTCGCGCACGTACACGCTGTACTGCAGCTGCTCCAGACGCCGACGAAACTCGTTAAGCACCACCCGGATGGTGCGGTCGTTGACGCCGCGCATGTCGCCGGTCATCAACTCATAGGGCATCCCCGCACCGGCGGCTGCCGCCATCAGTTGCTGTCGCATGAAGTCTGGGTAGTTGTTGCCACCATCGGGCGGTGTCGAAAACTCGACCTCCTCCCCCGGCAGCAGCTCCTGCATCGTGCCTGGCTCCAGCGCGACCATCGGCGTGAAGCCATCGGCTCCAACCTTAATGGGCGCGCCCGTCAACGGGTCGAGCATGGGCGGACCGTCAACAGCGGGCTTACGGATGAAGCCCGCGAACAGATTGGCCACCTCTTGGCGGAACAGGACAGCGTCGTCGTAGTTGTCCAGACTGCGCAGGCGCTTGAGCACCGGTGCCAGCCTGGGCACGCCACGAAGCTGGCCGGGCTCCACCGGCTCAAAGATGTGCAGCATCTGGCTGGCCGGGATACGCACAAGCATGTTGTAACCGGCGTTGATCGAAGTCATGTCACTTGGATGTGAGCGATAACACCAGTAGGCCACGCGCTTGCCGAAACCGTTGAATTCGATCCCGGCGCGGATGATGTTGCCGGTGCTGGTCGTCTCAAACTTGTCATGCGGAACAAACTCGGGTGGAAGCACGGCGTTGCGTGGGTTGCGCGGGTTGTGGTGCTGGGCGTGCTATCGGCTGAACGACTCCAGCCGTGGGTAGCGCTCGCGGTTCAGGCGTGTGAGCTGGCCTGTCCTCAACGCTCAGACGTTCAGCGACCGGGGCTGTAGACTGACCCGCCTCGTCAAACAAACCTGCTTGGGCCAAGGCATTCTTGAGCCGCCCCCAGTCGTGCTCGCCGTAGCGATGCAGGCCCAAGTAATGAGCCATCGCCAGGCTGTACACCAGCAGATCGAGCGCCTCGTTTCGTTCCGCCTTGCCCTTGACCCACTCAATGCGTTTGAAGCCTTTCACGTACCGGGCGACCTTGCGCTCGGCAACGCACTGCGCATAGAAGTCGGCAGGCAGATCCGTTGCGAAGTGCAACGCGCCGGGTCCGCTTTCCAGCTGATAGCGGTTGTAGATCCAGTCCTTTGCCGTGTCGGTACCGACCATCCACAACTCGGCACCGTTGCGCTCGGTCTGGCCTTTCCACGTCACGTCCACCAGTGAGGGCCTTTGAGCGATCACCGGCTTGCCGGGTTTGCTTGCGCCTTTGATGGCGAAAACATTGCGCCAGCGTCGAACGCGACAGAACTGATAGACCTCGTGTGTGTGGTGTCCACCAGAGTCGATACCCGTTGCCAGAATCGCCAGGCTCACGCCACAAGGGTGGCGGTAGCGCTCTTTGAGCTTTTCATCCAGCACCAGCCAGGTGCGATCATCAGCGGGATCGCCCATGATCACTTGGAAGTCGACGATCCAGCGCTCCATGCCTTCGCCCCAGCCAACCACCATCATTTCAAGACGGTTGGCCTGCACGTCGACAGAGGCCGTGAGCGACAGAACGCCAGCGGGCATGGTGCCCAACACGTAGTTTTCCAGCAGCGCTCGGGCTTGCAGAACATCAGCTTTGGTTTGCTCTTGTGCGCTGTCCCAGACCTTGGCAAGACGGGTGTTGTAAAACACCTGCATCGGTTCCAGGTCGCCCCGGTCCTGAGCCTTTTTGGCCTTCTCATATTGCTTGGCCAGCGCTGACCAGCTCTGCCAGCCCAGCGGGGCGTACAACGCGTTAAGGTGAAAACCCACCGTCTCGCCATCGCCCTGGGCATGTGACCGCCATTCGCCACGGGCGAGCATGTCACCCTTGTGAAACTCCTCAATCAGGACGTCGCAGTCTGGACTGGCGCACTGGTAATGCACGGTGCTGAAGTCCGGCGAGTACAGCAGGCGTTCCCACTCCAACGTCTGCATGTGCCCACACGTTGGGCATGGCACGTAGTAGTAACGCTGGTCGCTGGTCGAGAACAGGTCATCAATGCGCGACGCGCCCTTGATGGTCGGCGAGCTGGAGAAATAAAACTTGGCGTTGCGCCCGAAAGTACTGCCCCGCGTTTCGGCCAGCTCTATCGGATCGCCCTCGTCATCAACATCTACGTCCCAGCGATCCACTTCATCGCCGTAGACAAACCGCGCTGACAGTTCAGCAAGGTTGGCCGCAGAACCGGCTGTTGTGGCGAACAACGCGCCACCTTCGAACTCTTTGGTGTCCATTGTGTTACGGGCGTCCCGCGAGCGCGGTGAAGCCACACGCTCGCGCAGGACCGGCGTTGCATTGATGGTCTTGCTGATCCGCGCTGATACACGCTTTGCCAGGCTCAGGCTGGGCAGCAACGTCAAGATGTTCGACGGCGACATGTGAATCAGCGCGCCGATCCAGTTCAGCGCAATCTGGGTTTTCATCAGCTGCGACGCCACCATTGTGACGACCCGTTTGCAGGGGTGAGCCGGTGACAGGCAGCGCATGGGCTCGCGAGCATAGGGTGTGCGGGCCGTTCGGTATTGGCCGGGCTCTGCGGCACCGGTATCACGCGGGATACGCATGTACTCATCGGCCCATTCATCGACCCAGAGTTCCGGGTCGGGCTCAAGCCCACGGCAATACGCTTCGCGGTACACCTCGGCACCGTCTGCGTATCCAGTGGGCATAGGTCTATTTCTCGGTCATGGCGTGTTCAAGGTCAGCGGTTGTCATGCGGGCAGCATCCTCAAAGACCCGGCGAAACGCGCCCGTCAGGTGCTTTTCGATTTGCCACGGGTCGGTCATGGCAGCCAGCTCGGGAGCCAGTTGAGGGGAAAGGCCGAACATCAAGTCCCGCACGGTTCGGCCAGCGGTGAAGGCAGCTTTTGTAACCGCTTCGCGCGCAACGAGGTTGCCTTGGACTTTGTGAAACTCAGCCTCGGCCAACTGCCCAAGGTAATACTCGCGATGCGCTCTGGACTTCTGGAAGTCCGGGCCTTTGTTTGGGGGCTGCACCGCAGGTGTTTCGGCGCTCGGCGATAGCTCGCTGTAGACCCCGCGATCAATTCGCCCCTCTTCATGGCGAGCAGCGACAGCGGCCTTGCTTGGATCGGCAGAGTCGGCAAGCAGCGCTTCGGTTGCTTCCAGATCCACCTTCCCGTCCGGCGTCAGGACCAAGCGGTCCTGCTTTGCCAGTTTGGAAACGTAAGATTTGGCCCAGCCGCGCCGTGCTGCGAAGTCCGACTTACTGATCAATGTCATGCTGAAATGTCCTGTTCACCTAATGAATACGGGGTGTTCACCTGTTCACCGCAGTTCACTAAGCTGGTGAACTGTCCGCTAACCGAGTTGCGCGAGTCCGCAGCCCCGTATGCCCCGAATACCCCCAGGGTCCCCCCTCTCTCGGGGCGCACCAAAACAGGTCATTCGACCCGAAACGCCGAGATCACGAGCCAGGGTGCGGGTGGCCGTGGGTAGGTCCATGACCTACTTGCTCTGGCTGCGCAGGATCTGGGCGTCGACCTGATCTGCGCAGGTATCGAGCAGCTTGATGGCCTGATCCTTCAGCTCCCAGACGTCGCCGTTCAAATCGAGATCAACCTCATCGGCGTTGATGCGCTCGCAGGGAATCAGCTCAGGGGGTTCGATTCGCACCGCTGACGTTTTTGTTACCACCACCGGCTTTGCCGCGCAGGCCGTCAGGCAAAGGCTGAGAAGCCCAATCACGAACGGGCTTGCTGTTGCGCTTGAGGTCTTCAAATTCTTTCCTCGCCTGTTTGGCTTTGTTTTCGCTGGCCTTGATCCGTCGATTCAAGTCCTTCAGATAGGCCGCGTTACGTTGGGCCTCGGCGCGCAACGTGGTGATGGTGGCCTCGCTTTCGAGATTGGCGTCGAGCGCTTTCTTCTTGGCCGTAGCTTCCACTTCCACTTCGCCGCGCAATGCGACGACCCGGTACTGCTGAATGCCGACGAGCAGTACGCCCACTAGCGCGATGATGATTGCAGCGGCTAAAGCCTTCATAGGGAATCCACCTTCCGGCCTATGAAACGGGCCACCAATTCGCGTATGGCCGTAACGCCAAGAAAGCCAATCGTTCCACCTGCGGCTACCGATAAGCTGGGCGGCCAGGTCATCCACTCAATCAGGCTGGACGCGACCAGACTCAACGAACCGCAGATCAGCGCTTCGAACAAGATCCGGCGCTTACTGGTTTCTTTGGCGTCGTAGAGGATGCGCAGTAGAGAAACGACGATGGCCATGATCATGCCCTGCCACAGTGGATTTGAAATGGCCGCCACGATCCTGGCCCACGTATCTGGTTTGTCGGGCATGGTGCGCATCCGGTTGCCACCCTTCCGGGGGAGCTGAAATTAAAAACCCCGCCGAAGCGGGGTTGGTGACAGCCTTGGGGATGGCTGGGTGAAGCATGCACAGCAGGTGCTCTGACTGTGATTCAGGCGCAAATCGCAGATCGTGCCCACGTTGTACCGGCGTTCGGAAAAACCGAAAAGGGCTGTTTAACGGTTGGGCCAAATGTGGCCGCAATACAACAAAGATACGACCACAATGCGACAACTGACCCGGACGAACGGTCAGAGGGCCCGAGGGATTGAAGACCTTGTCGAGGAACCGCTTGCGACCTTCAGGTGACGGTTGGTTTGGGGGCCGACCGGATAGCCACGTGTCGAGCCGCTGCGCAGTGCGAGAATCAGCAGGACCTGCTGATGCAGGCGATCTACCCAGTTGCGATAAGTCCGATCAGCGCCTTCGGCAATACCCACCGCTTTCATCTGATCGCGAACAGTCGCCATGGCGCAATAGCGCTCCAATGCCAGCCGTGCCAGTGGTGCACGGCCTGACCGCTCAAGCTCTGCCACGGCGGCTCCAATTTCGCTTGCGATGTGGTCAATGCCACACCCGGCACCGCCAAGTATCCGAGAACCCGGCGTACCACGCGGTGGCGCGCCGCCCCATTCGATAATGGCCCCCATCTGGCTGCCCAAGCCGCCGCCTTGGCCGCGCTCTCGCATCTGCTCGCCCCAATGCACCATCAACACTTCGATTTCCTTGATCACTGCCTTTTCCTCTCGAAATCTGAACCCAACACACAAAACGCCCTATCCAACACAAACCCAACACACTTAAAAACCTTTAAAAACAATGAATTAAATAAGATTGTGCTAAGTGTGTTGGGTTTGTCGGGTTTATAGGTCCTCGCATAGAGAAAAAATACCTGCGCTTTAACTGGTGCAAATAACGTCACGCATGCGCGCACGCGACGCCAAACCCAACACACCCAACCCCCCGGTGTCAGGATAGTTGTCGCCTCTCCGGTT